CCAGGGGTGGCCAGCAACGTCCGACACCACCATGCATGCGCACATCCTGATCATGTGGGCTTACCGCTTGCGCAAGGAAGACATACTGAGCCGCGACGAATTCGCATACACTCTCTGCTTAATTGATGATGCTGCCACAGTCGTAGCCCTGTCAGGCGACATAACTACTGCCAAAGCGAAGGCTGCCCGCGCTCGTGACATTCTGGCGCAGATGTACCTAGACCTCGGCTTCAAGATGGATTCTGTCAAGAGCTTCTTCTCGTCAATCAAGTTCGTGTACTTGAACGAGCTCTACCTTGATGGCGCGCAGGTCATGCATGCAACCAAGACAATGATGAGAATCGACCGCGACCACGCCCGACGTTTTGCCTCCCTCCCCGACCAGTGTGCTTCTGCGCTCGGAGTCGCCGCCTCTGCCGCCAACCAGGGTGCTGACCCCTTCGTGTCTTACTGGATGGCTCTCTGGGTGTGCTACCAAGAGACGTATCGCCTCATGCCAGAATTCCGAGATGTTGACACATACCTCCAGGGTCTCATAGCCATGGCACCTGTGGGCTTGAACGGGTTAGGCATCCGTCCAATCACTGCCACGATGGCCACTGGTGCACTCGACCCCTTGGTCTGGTATTTGGAATGCGTCTCCCAGGCGTGCAACATGAATGAGGTGCTTGCAAAGGTCCTCTCTGCTATTCTGGCCCAAGACCCAGCTAGCCCAAGCCCACTCACTGCCTTCAAGGCCCCGCATGGCTACACGGTCGCCAATCACCGTGGTGCAACAAACGCTGTCCGACGAGCATTCCGCGAGGCCGCTCGCAGCAGGGGGCTAGCTGAGCCATTCAGGACCCTCGAGAGGATAGAAGAAGACCCCAACTACATTGAGGCAGTCCGATGCACTCTCAGAGCAGGCGCATGGGAGGCCGCAGTCTTGGAGGAGGTCTCAGCGTCCATGCCCGACTCATTCATCGATGAGGCCCTCGCGCGCGTGGACAAGACAGAGGTGGTTGCCCAGCTCTTGGGCTCACAGGGGATTCGAGCTCTGAGGCAGCGAGTGCGCAATTGCGACCTGCACAACCTCCGCTCCCTGGTAGACTTAGCAACTGCTCGATCAATGCACACAGACGCAATCGCTGAGAAACTGTTCAAGGATGGCTCATATGCCCTCGCTAAGTCCATGAGGAACACCTACTTGGTTGACTACCAGGTCCTCA